GACACATCGAATCGCACTTACTTCGATTCGGGGAGAAGGAGCCGATGACAAGACTCGTTCTTCACACCACCGCCCTGAAAATCACCAACAGCGGTGGGGGCCTGGTCGACCGTCGCGAAAAGGAAAAGGATTCAGTCACGGGCAAAATCATGAAGGTGATTCGGAGATACAAAGAAGAAGGCTCCGAGTACATGACCTTCATTTGCCCCAAATGCGAGCGTCGACAAAAACGGGTCGCCTACGATGTGGTCTATCTTCGAGAAAACAAGGACGTCGTGTTCTATTGCAACCAGTTTGGCTGTGACGCTGAAATAGAAGTGTCTAGGCCGCCGAAGGCCGTTGAACCGCCCTCAAGGTTAATTTTGAGCCCCGAAGAGTACCGGCGCCAAGAACGGGAGAAGCATGCCGTTTGACAATCTTCAGGTAAGCGTCCCTGAACAGCCTTGGGAGCTGCTTCAGTACAAACCCGGCCTCGACCCTGCAAAACAGGAAAAGCGGTTAAAAGAGTACGCTCACGCTGCTCACGAACAGGCATGGCAATATATGTCTGCTTCTGAAGAGGTACGCCAGGTCGACCAACACATCTCCTACCTGATGGGGAACCAATGGCCGTCCAAAAGGCCCTCTTACAAGGCTGCACCAATCAATAATCGCCTGTTGAGACAGCTTGAGGAAGTGACAGCCGTTCTCACCGATGTTCGACCCACCTTCGAAGTCCAGACCCTCAACAAGATCTACCACGAACAAGCCGAGATCCACACGAAAACGAATAAGGCTTGGTGGACGATGCAGGACAACGATCTGAAGCTGGCCCTGGCGACCATCCATGCTTACCTCAGTACCGGATTCCTGCGGGTTGTCTGGAACTCCAGCTTGATGGGGGGTGAAGGTGACTTTCAGCTGATACCTTTGGGGATCTCACAGGTGATGCCGATTGGACCCTCTCATGAGCTTCAGGAGTGGCAGGGTGTCGTTTACCGTGACACCAGGAGCTTGGCCTTCTTCAAAAGACGCTTTCCGCTGGCAGGATGGAAGGTCAAACCGAGCGTCGAACATAGTAGCTCCGCTCGGCCGTTCTCGAGGCCCAAGTATGTCGGCCAGCACGCCTTTGAACTTCTCTCCCCACAGATGAAGCGCGTGATCGGCGGTGTCCCTCAGTACCTTCCCGGAGTTCTCCAACAAGCCCCTTACACAGAGTTTTGGATCAAAGACGAACAGCTCAACACTTCAGACAATCCGGTGATTATGGGATCTCCGGACACGAATTGGGCTTATCGGGTCGAACCCGGAAACAGACTCTACCCTCGTGGACGCCTGATCATCACGGGCGGTGACGAGTTTGATCTCATGTACGACGGTCCCAACCCTTTCTGGCACGGACGCTATCCCTTCATCACGGTCCGACTCAAGCCAGTACCCTGGCAGTTTCACGGTATCAGCGAATTGAGAACCAAGATTCCGTTGCAGGATATCGTCAATACGGTCCTGGCCGGGATCTTGGATATGATCAAGAAGGCGGTCAACCCCCCGCTCATCTTCCCGGACAACGCATTCAGTTACGCGGTCAAGGCGCAGATGGACCCCAATATGCCTAACGCCAAGATCGGCTACAGTCCACAGGCTCCCGCTGCACCGACCTATGCTCGGATCCCTGATCTCCCCAGCTTCGTACAGAACACTCTTTTGTACGCTCAAAACGAGATGGACGATGATTCCGGGTTGCTCGATGTGGGAGGGCTGGCCCGAAAGAAGGTCACGCCGGCCGGGTCGACCCTGGAATCGCTGAAGGAGAATCAGCAGACCATCATGCGGTTGCGGGGACGCTATATCGAGGTTGCACTGAGGGAGCTGGGCGAACAGATGATCTCCAATTTCATGCAGTTCTATGACGTCCGGAGGCGAATGTTTCTCCTGGGCCGGGATGGAGTGAGTTTTGAAGATGTGTTCGATTGGGTTCCTGGAAACATGACGCCACATGGTATTCACCCTCAAGATCACCGGAAACAGTTTGTTTACCTGATAGCGGAAGGTAGCACCCTCAACGCCAATCGCGAGAAGGAAGCCCTGGTCGCTTTCGCCTTAGCCAAGGAAGGAAGATACAGCACAAAAGCCTTGTTCCGGAAACTTGGAATGGAGAACGAATACGAGAGAGTGATGCGCGAGTTGGGCGAAGAAGAAGTTGCCATGATTCGGCGCATGACCTTAAGCCAACTATTGTCGGGAGCTGCTGGAGGTACTCAAGGCGGTGCGGGTGGAAAAGGCTCCCAAAATCTAGATAATTTGCTCAAGTTAGCTTGACAAGTTGTTTATGCTAAAAATAGGAAAAGATTCATGGCTCACGGGAGGAAGCACAAAGGGAAAATCAAGGTTGGGAAGAAATTCAAGAGGGTGATGGGTGAATATGGTGATCGCACCCTTCATCATGGCGGCTCCGGTGAGGTTGTCACGGACGTAAAGATGGCAACCGCCATTGCCGCCTCAGAGCAGCGGAGATCAGACAAAGGGAAACGTAAATCAAAACGCTCAAGCCGACGGAAATCCAGTCGGCGGTGAGCACAACTAGGAGGACGATATGGCAAAAGATAAAATGGCCGGTCATGATCTGGTCGTTCCTGCTTACTACCCTGGGCACGATCCTGGGACCTACCCGGCCCCGAACGCCGTGCCCTCGGCTCAATCATTCACTTCGCCGGCCGTGTTCTGCCCTCACTCTCCAGAGCCGATTTCTGTGAACCAGAAACGCTCCGGTGGTGAGAGAGGTGGCGACGGTGGGAAAATGGGTAAGGGGTCGAAGAACTCTTACTAGGGAGAACCATTGCCTTACACCGATCTAGGAATCGCTCCCCCTCCGTCCATTGATGCAGCTGCTCAAATGGCAGCTCCCCCTGCGGCAAGCGCAGGAGATCAGTTGGGGGCTACCGCACCAACCGAGATTCCGCAGCAGCAACCTCCTGGGTTACCAGGGGGAATGGCTGCTCCAGGGGAACCTGATCTGAATGTGATCGTTACTCTGATCTCGAAACTCGTCCAAATGAAACCGGGACTTGCTCCCGTAGCGGACAATCTGATTACCAAAATGTCTACCAAGCTGGCGCAAGCGGGAGCCCCTGTTCCCGCAACGCCAGTGGACGCTTTCCCGGAATCAGGCGGTGCCATTCAGACAGCGGTGAATATCGAACGTGAACTGGCGAAGGTCAAGGAGCCCGAGCTTCTACCTGACATTCGGTACTTTATCGCCACAATGAGGGAAGAGGTGAACAAGGATCTGGCCGAGCAGGGGGGATCCCCCGCTCCACAGGCACCCTTGGGAGCGACTCCAGCAGTAAATATGGGATCGAAGGTTCCCATAAGCGTGTAAAAGCGCAAAAGCCCCGGGGGAGTGAACCCCCAGGGCTGTTGATCCGGAGAAGGACTCCGGATGGGCTAATAGGAAAACCCATCGTAGCACAGTCCTTCTCCTGATTAAATATTTTTAATCCGAAGCGCAGCCCTTAGCGCAAGCCCTACGGGAAAGCTAAAGGGAAGCTGAAGGAGCAAAAACGATGCCTTTAAGACCGGAATTGAAAGAAGCAATCGAAAAGACTGAGGGGATGACTGACGCCTATCGGAAGCAGCTCCTCAAGACCATGGAAAACGCCCCGGATGAACTTCAAGCGGGTTGGCTCCGTCAGGCCGACTACGACCGCACGATGAATGAGGGGAAGGAAGAACTGAAGACGCAGGGTGAGGAGCTGAAGGCCAAGGAAGATGCCCTTGAGCAGAAAACCGGCGAGTGGAACAAGTGGAAGGGCGATGCCGACAAGATCGTTCACGACAACGTGACTCGCGCTGACACCTTGCAGAAGGATTTGGAGAGTCGCGATGCAAAGATCGTCGAGCTGGAGGACAAAATCCGCGCTGGTGACTTTTCTGAGGGATCAGAGAGCGAAATGCTGAAAGAGGTCACGAGCTTGCGCGGGGAAATCAAAACCCTGCAAGCAGCCGCGACCAACGGTGGCGGTTTTACCCAGGCAGAAGCCGAAAAGATGCTTCTGGAAGGTGGACAGCGTCTTGCTGGCTCCATCTACGACAATGTTTTTCTTTTGATGGATCTCAATCAAAGCCACACGGCTGAGTTCAAGGAAGGTTTGGACCGTGAGGAGTTTATCAAGTTTGCGACCGATCGCAGAATGATAGGCACTCAGGAGGAGTTCAAAACCGCTTACGATCTCTACGTCCAGGACAAGCGCGTCGAGGGCAAGATTGAAGCAGCGCGGCTCGATGAGCGCAGGAAGATCGAGTCCAAGATGCAGTTTCCGTTGGACAACGATGGAGGTCAATCAATTAACAAGGGTCCTGTCGAAACGAGGCTCGGGCAGTTGAGCAAAGAACGCGAAGGCGTTGAGTCTAAGATGACTACCAGCCAAGCGGCTGCTGCGGCTGCTGCGGAGCTTCGTAAAGAAGGAAAGGTTACTCCGGACTAAGGGATAGGGAAACGTGGGAAAGGTCTGCAAGGCCCCGCCGTCGCAGCCCGTAGCCGCAAGCCACCGAAAGCTAAGGTGGAAAGGCTGTTCGGGAAGTCGAAAGTGCCAAAGCAAGCCACTTGTTGTTTTTTATTTTTAACACAGGAGGAAGTAATGGCACTAACCTTTGATGACATTAGTTCTAAAACGAACCGATTCATCATTCCCAGGTTGGTGGACAACGTCTACGAGGCTTCTCCGGTCTTCACTCGCTTGCGTACTCGAAACGCCGAGCGTTTTGAAGGTGGTCGAACGATTCGTCATCCGA